CCCACGCCCTTGATACCTGTCATAGGAGAGCCAAACAGGGCCTCAATGATCGAGATGAGAGAACCGTTACGGCTGGTCATGAGATAGCCCTCGCTATCAGATCCGACACGCCACGATGGATAACTTCCCTCATCTTCCTTTCGTTATCGAGATAGGCATGTAGGATTGTGTTCTGTCCTCTGCCGCTGGGGGAGCCATTGAACTCGATGTAGGGGGCGTAATCTTTGCCGCTCGTATTGTCTGGATCTGACTTGAGAGCGTCTCCACCCACTTGCAAAGCTGCTCTGGCCACATGTGGACCTTCCTCTACTTCCACAACATCAATAGACCGTTGACTAGCTCCTGTCAGTACCGGCCAGTTCTCTCTAGCCTGATCCCACGCTGGTTCAAGAGCCTCAAACAGGATGAACATCAGAGCCTTACCATTGACTTCCTTCTGTAGCTTATCCAGATTGAAGGTGTTGACAATGACGCCAGTCCGATCACCTACAGCCCGACTACGGATGGAGAAGTTACCCCCTGACCTGTTGGGGAACTTGACCTCTGTGACTCTGACCTTAGCCATTAGGTTCGATGATCTCCAGCCTTAGGCGAGTACTGAACCTCTCACTATCATGCTCCACGCCCCTGATCTCATACGTGACATCATCAACAACAGCCTGCTGGATACGCTCCATGATCTCAGGACAGTATTTGTTCAGCTTCAGGTAGCGGCGGGTGAAGTCAGAGTAGATATCCTGAGTTCTGATCTCATCATCAGTCGGCCTCTCTTTGATGATTGGCCCTATCCGGCATGGGATATCGACCAGACCCTCAACTGCTACCACACCAGAAGGTATAGTCTGGTTATCGTCATTCGTGGTGTACGTCACGGCCAAGATAGTGCAGACTGATGGCCAGTGATCTGGGATGGAACCCCTTAGACGCGGATCAAGGAGTGCCCTCACAGCCCACCTCTCGCCCATTCCTTGTACATGCGCTCGTTCCAGCCCGCTGCATCATTGATCTGCTCTGCCCAGTCAAAGCCAGCTTCCTCTGAATCTAACTGCTCATCAGCCGCCCTTAGTACTTTGGCGTGCTCACGTAGAGCGCGGGCGAGGGCAGGTCCATCCGTCTCCAGGTCAAGGATACGGATCTTCTTCTGGATGAGGGCCTGAGTACTAGCTATCGTGTCCAGACACATTGCGGAAACGAGGAAGGCTCTTTCCCCTATCAAGTCAATAAAGTCCTGGATCTGGGAGTCAAGTAGGAATACGTGATTGTATTCGGCTACTACAGTCTGTGCTCCAGGAGCAGCGGCAAAGGACACAACGCCAGTTGGCTCATAGACAGTGTAAACTCCAAGAGCCACACCCGTAATGATTACACTGACGCCTATGACAGGGAAGTTCTCAAGCTGGAACGTGGGCAGACCCTTCAGATCATAATCCTGCTTAGAGTACTGTGGGGAATCCCCGATGATCGTCCGAACTTGAGTGAGAAGAGACACTGGTTATCTCCTAATCCGCCCCCTAAACTGATAGACCACCCCAGCCCCAGACGCGACAATAGTGAATCCGTTCTCCATCCTTAATCCTCCAGGGGCAGGTAGGGCCAATACTGTCACCTGATTAGCCGTCAATGCTACGGCATTAATAACAGTAACAGGAGCAGCCTGCCTATCAGATACAGTCACAGTTCTAGCAGTACCGGCTGTAGAGAAGGATATAGAATCCAGCCAGATAGTCTGAGCTATACCAAAGTCAGAGGATATAGGCACAGCAGTCCAGTTGATCTCCACAGTAGTCAGATTGGTTACGGGAGGAGTTATGAGCGTAGGTGCAGCGGCAAATGCACCTATATATAAGGATAGAAGTGCAATCATTACACGTTTCATTTGTCTTTCTTCTCCTTTACACGAGTGCCTTGCGGGTACAAAGACTGCTGGGACTGCTGAGGACGCTCCTTACGAAGCGCCCTCAACTCATCCAGCACGGCAGCGAGGTACAAGTCAGTTACAGTTGATGGATCTGGAAGGCCGTCTTCCCTATCCATTAGACGCCAGTCCCATCCGAGCCAACAGCAAGGAACGGGTCCTGAGTGGTTGCGCCATAGATGTGACGAACCTTGAAGTCCATCACATCATGGTCGAAGTCACCTTCCCATTGATCCACTTCGCCCCCGCCGATCTGACGGGCATTGCCATCTTTCATGAACAGTTGTGGAGCGCGGCGTCCAGTCATGAAAGCGAACACAAACGCGGCCCTCCCGCCGAAAGGCTTGGCAGTCAAGATCCAAGGCCGGGCAGTAGCAGAGGAAGCCACGATGGGGATGAACGGATTCACCGACCATGTGAGCTTGCTACGTAGCCAGTTCTTCGTGAGCATGGTGGTATTGGCAATGCCGGTCGGCATGTCGATGGTATCAGCGGCCATGATCTGCTCCATCACCAACTCATCAGCAGGCGTAATGATTACATGTGCGCCCCTGATCCAGATTGGATTCCCATCCGAGTTCTTCCGACTGTTCAACTGCTGTAGAGCAGCCTGAAGCCCAGTGAAGCCAAGCGCAGGATTGCCAGTCACGATGTTGCCATTCGGTGCGGTGAAGAAGGCCGAGTTAGGGCCATCGATGTCAAACATGGTGCGGGTGGCCAGCAGTTCCTCAGAGATTCTGGCAGCTTCGCCCATGATCTGAGGACGCCTACGCCAGATTTGTCCATTGCGATTGACGACCATCTCGAAGGTGATGCCATAACGCTTACCGTACTTCTTGACCTGCATCTCGTACTTGCCTTCGGTAAACGCAAACTCTTTGTAGGGTTCACGTTCAGTTACCTCAGACAGCTCACCCTGACCACCATCGAAGGTAATCAGATTGATTTTGTTGAAGTCCTCGACTTCAGTGATATCGAAGTACTGAGGATAGGTTACCGGCCAGTTCTCATACTCTCCAAGGAACTGGCGGAAGAGAGTCTCCCCATACAGGATAGGGAAGTCGGTGGTGACCATTGCTTCCTGCATGTGGTAGGCTGGGCGACGGCCACTCTGCACGTCGGCGAAGAACTCCATAGCCTCAGCGACACGGTTGAGATACTTGGGATCGTTGCGGGAACCAGTCTGCCTGTACCCGCTCAGTCCCCCATCCTGTCCGCTCTCGTCGGCGTGGGAGGAGAAGTTCTTGCGGATGTCGGCAGCTTCCTTGCCTAGGAACTTGAGTCGTTCAGATAGTTTAAGCATGTTAGACCCCCACCTGCACAAGGATTTTGGTAGTCGTAGCCGCCGATGCGACCTGTTGAACTCCATGGTCCCCAAAGGCATACCCGAACGGGACACCTGTATTCTTCTTATTCACAGGGGGAGTGTCACCCTCAGTAAAGTAGAGCTTGTCCCCTCCAAGGACGGCAGAGTTACCAGCTTGGTCTATGCCCCCGACCAGCAACTCCCAAATGCCATCCATCTGCATTACGGTCTTGCCACCGGTGATTGCGGGCTTGACGGCTACACCAACTATCTGACCACATCGAACCGGATCACCACTCAAGGCTTCATTGTTAGTGCGGGCGGCAGTCTGAGCGATGCACTTGACCATTGGCGAGTACTTCTCGCTCTGGACGTACTTTCTGTTGACCGCCATTAGGCCACCTCCAGAGCATACTTGATGCCCTTCTCGTTCATGCCCATCCTGCCCATCGCGGCTTCAATCCGCTTCTGAGCCTTCTCCAGATCGCCAGTCTCGGCCTCAGTAGTCCTGCCTAGACCCTTGACTTTGCCAGCCTCAGTTGGACGGACATCGGATAGCATCTCAACAGTCTTCTTCAGCCAATCAGAATCAGGCTTGCCGTCCTTCATTACGGGGTTAGCGCAAGCCATCTCCAGAAGAGACTGCTTGAACGGAATGTCGGCTTCACGGAGTACAGAGGCAACCGTAGCAACCGCCACGATTACGTTTTGCTGATCCTCCATCGCTTTGACCTTGGCCTTCAAGGTATCGTTCTCACCCTTGAGTACCGCAGCTTCTTGATCGGTCATTTCCTTCTCCTTGTGCGTGATTTGCGGAGGGTCAGCCCTTCGCTCTGACTCAGTGGCGATTATAGGAGCACCACCAGCCCCAGCCCGTGTTACAAAATCCACTGATGTGAAAGGTGTCGCTAGGAACTCATCCGCGATCTGGCCTGACTTGCCTTCAGCCTCTCCCGCATGACTCTTGATGTAAGCGTTGATGGACGCCCCAATGTGAGAGCCTTTCTCTGCCACTTGGGTAGAGTAATCAGAGAAAACCTTGGCCTTGGAGTAGAGTCCTGGCCCCTTGGCCCCTCCGTCATCCCAAGCAGCATCCTCAACCAATACAGCGGCAAGATTGGACAGGTCATTGATGGGCCTCTCTGCCTCCTCAGCATCGGTCTGATGATTCCAGTACATATGGGTGCCCTTAGGGAACGTCTTGGCCCCATCTCGCTTGAGCACTTCCTTACTATAGAAGGCCGACGATCCCCATCCAGCCTGAATCAGCTTGACTGGTACGGATTTGATGAGAGCGCCTTCCACTACCTTTCCCGCTACCTGTACTGTGTCATCAAAGACAATGGATTCTCGAATCTTGCGGGTGCCATCACCAGCCGTAATGATTACACTTTCAAGAGCCTCCTTACCATTGTCCATGAATGCCATATGGACCTTGACCGGACTCTTACCAAGTGTGATAACTGGGTCCGCGCCAGCAGCACCAGCCTCAGCCGAATAGCCTCTACGGTAGGTAGCATTATCGAAACGGTACACGACCTGCGATGGGAACACATCAATCACCCACGGTCCTTTAGACGACCACTGATCTTTGACGCCTAGATCCTCAGACAGAGCAGCAGATAACTGCATACGGAGAGCGTCATAGGATGTGTTCATAGCCAGAGCAGCCTCAAGGACTGAAGCCAGCTTCAGGGATTCAAGTAGGGTGTTTGCCATATTGAACCTATCTTATCAGTAAACTCCATAGATGTAATGATTACGTAGACTACTGAAGCACTCCCCCTATCACAATTAATCCAGAGGGTGTAGTCCTAGTCCCAAGACCACCAGCCGTAGCAATCAACAGTTCTATAGTAGTGTCAGCGGTAGCCGCCAACGAATCCGTAACCCTAACCTCAAGGACACAGGTGCCCAGAACTAAGGGTGTGCCACTTAGGTTGCCACTGGCAGATATCGTGATTCCACAAGATGATGGAGTAGTAAGTGAGAAGGTGTAAGGAAGAGTCCCTCCAGTTGCGATTATATCCGCCGAGTATGGGAGTCCAACACTGGCTGGCTCTAGCAGTATTGTCGGGATCGTTAGTATTTCTGACTCTGAGGCAAAGATCGTTATTGAGAGAGCCTTCTGCGCTGTATTCTCAGTAGCCACAGCCTGTAAGGTGAAATTAAAGATGCCCCCCACAGTCGGTGTACCAGATATCTCTCCAGTACTGGAATTAGGAGTGAGACCAGTAGGGAGTGCTCCAGATACCACAGACCATACACTATTAGTACAACTAGCTGTTGTTGCAGTCTGTGAGAAGGCTGTACCAATGATGCCACTTGAAAATGCCGCTGTCGTTATGCTGCAAGTAGGGGGGCTTTGTGACGCTTCCCAAGTATGTGCCCCATTAGTAGTCACCAACAGTGTTCCATGTGGCCCAGTAGCAGGTACGTCCACCACTAGATCAGTAAGGTAGGGAGAACCATCCTGATATACATTATATGTACCTGATGTTAGATGGGTAAACAGGGTCTTACCATTGCCACTGAAAGTAGTCGTGAGGGTCCTACTAGTCCTATCCAGGCCGTCTTTTGATAGAACCAAGCCCCAGCTAGAGTTACCATCATTAATCTGTACTGCAAGACTATTCAGGTCTGAGGAGATGGACAGAATTGTGGGCATGGCATCAGTCGTACCGTTAGCCGTTCTGTGAATAGCTGTAAATCTTGCACTTGATAGGCCAGAGCCAAAGTTAATGTTTATTCCACGGGCATTGGTGCCAACTACTTCCGTAATGGTAGGAGATGCTCCACCAAGAAACAGCAGCTTAGTATTAATCATTGCGGGCGATGAGCCGGTGGACTTCTTGAAGGTTGCCAGATTGATGGCAGGATTCCATGTCCAGGAGCAAGATGCAGCACACCCAACCTCATCACCAATGACATAATCCAGTCTTGTATTCATCTGGTTAGAATGACTAGCTGCTACATCATCATCGGAGATGAAGTATTCCGCCGTTCCTTTCAGATGGATGATAGTTCTAGTATCTCTCAACATGCCAGCAGAGGCTAGAAACGCCGCACTGAAGTTACCGCGGGCATAGACGTAATCTACTGTGCCCTTCTGCCTATCAATTACCGCCTTTGGCCCACCCGAATCGACGCCAGCAGCGTTGCTCCACCAGGGATATAGGAAAGACTTCAGCCTCGTAGTAGTAGTAGTACTCCCAACATGCAGCCAATTCAGCTTTGTATAGGTAGCAGTGCCAGTATAGGCTTCGCCGAGTCCAACATCGGAACCAATCAGTAGCTTAGCTCCCTTATGCAGGAAATAACTTCCGGGACGTGTCAGCCCTGAATGCCCCACATTATGATCCTGAGCCATGTAAGTACCCAAACCTGCAACTATTAAGCCAGCAGTATTGTTCCAATCAGTACGGCTGATAAGCATCCCTGTAGCCCTATCTGCCCCGAACGTGCTCTCTGTGTTGAATGTCCAAGGATCTAGGCCCCCAACTCCCCGCCAATCTGTACCTGTTGTTGTCTCTGCCATATAGGGAGCCTGATACACCCACTGTCTAGCAGACCCAGCAGTTCCACCCCCAAAGTTTTTCCACCAATAGACAGCATAGTTCAGCTTAGTACTAGGTGCGAACAGACTACCTATCATTAGCTGCTTGAATACATAGGATTTGTCCTCATATGTCTCAGAGCAAGTCATGCATGTTGGACGAGTAAACCCACTCCCAGGTTGAGCTATCATCAATGGGGTAGTTGCCGAGCGAAATAAGAAGTCTCCCAACAGTTCCGTATAGGCATAGTTACTGAATGCAAACTGTCCGAAGAGTCCAACATTAGTAGCATTACCCTCCCATCGTCCCCAGGCGTAGCCCAGTGAGACTTGGCCCCCGAGAGCGGTCCCTGACATAAAATCTTCCAGGTGACCTTGAGTGATGTTGTAGTAGAAGTTGAATGAATCCTCAGCTAGGGTTACTCCCCTAGCATCCTCACTCGCCAAAGACAGACCACATGCCAGATATCCAACTATACGCTGATACGACAAGTTGTGATGATAGTCTCCAGTGATTCCATGAATTGAGTATAAGGACTTAGGTCCAGCCCTATGCTGCCTACTCCATACCACATAGGCCCCTATTCCCTTGAGAGAGGCAGTTGTGTTGAGAGCAGAGTAGGATTGTGCACGCACCAAACCTGTTAGCTGAGTAGCCGTCTTGGTACCAGTCACATAGATAGTCTCTTTGCCCATACGGATATAGAATGGGGGGTCGTCCAGGAAGTTGATAGTAGTGTCCACAGTCATTGTGGTGTCAGTATCACCCAGGGCAACTGTGAGCTTAGCTGTACCTACCTTTGATACTCCCCCAGCGAAATAAGAATTACTACCTGCACGATACAATGGCCCACAGTGATTAGAGCCAACAGGATCGTAAGCCACTACACGATAATGATTCTTGGCTAGGAAAGGGCCTCCCATTGTCTTGCTAACTGTAATGGAGGTATCTGTCCGAGCAGTGATAAGCCCCCATAATCCTGTTCCCCCATCAGTAGCCACAGTCTTGACGTATATCCCCTCACCAATCTGATAGACATTAAGTCCACCTGATGCCTTAGTGATTGTAGTCCCAATAACATCAACCGTCCCTGATTGTTGACTTAATTGATTAGTACAGCCAGAACCGTCATAGCCATTTAGGATTATTGCTGCTATTCGGGTTCTATGGGTAGGGCTAAGTTCTGGATAGACAATATCGTAAGCTCTAGAGATGAACATCAATTCCTCAGAGCCATGATCCGCTAACTCCCCAACCCCTCCGAAGTTAGCTGTATCATCTACTGGGAAAGCAAAGCTCATTGTGCCATCTACCATTGAGTAGTCCATATGGTACAGCATGTATTTGGCCAGCATCAGATATTGCGTCTGGCTCTTATCGGCCTGCCATACCAAGGCTGCAACAGAAGAATCATAGGCCGCATTATAGTTACCAATCCCATTTGAGTTGGCTAAGATATGGGTGAAATCATCCTCTTTGGGACAGAGTGCAGGTGTCTCTCCATCACACCCTACAGTTGTCCGGGTAGAAACTCGATCCAGCATCCCCTGCCAAGCAGAGCCATTCTCAGTCTTCATGCCTGCCACACCAGATCCCGCAGCACCGTCCGGATCAATTATGCGTAAGGCCAAGGCACTGCCCCCGGCTAACTGTGGAGAAGTTAGCCTAGGGTGTGGATTCAGGGTTACTACATGATATTTTCCAACCCAACCAGTCTCATATTTGCCATCAAACGGGGCGCTACATGTAATGTTTACACCTGCATCCGTTACCAAAGCGAACGTACTGGCAGTGGGTGCGGGAGTAGCAGCTACTTTCACAAAACCATTTGCATTCTGACAGCCCTGGACCATCATGATGTTGATTGGATCTCCCAGACCGTTTGAAGCCCCCCCTGAGAATGGAGCCACTGTAGGAGTCTGATTGTCCCGATCCTTAATTGTCACAACTGCTGGTGTCCCAGATGAGATATTTGTGATCCTGTAAGTAGAGGCGGTTCCACCATATCTAAGACGCAGATCAGTAGCCCAGATTGAGGGGATGCATAACAGAAGTATAAGAAGTCTCATTTTAGTTCAACCCAGTCCTAATGATCCGAAACTCATCAAGAATCAATGATCTGGAAACTGCGTCTGTGGCACAGGCTGCTACCTTGAATGTAGGAGTAACAGTCACACTAGGGATGGATTCAGCCGATGTATGAGTAGTATCTGCCGGGAAAGACTCTCCATCAGCTTTAATTGAGAACTTTACACCCCCCGCTCCATCAGAGGCTATACGTAGCCAATACCATGTAGATGCAGCAATAGCTGGTCCCGTCTTCACAGTCTCAACACTAGTTCCAGACTTTGTTACAAACTTCCAAGTTGTATCAGAGCCATTAGCTATACTTGTCCCATTGCACCCACTACTACTGTAATAGCGCAGGAATGCGCCATTAGTTCCAGCAATACCTGATATGGGGAATACGCTAGAGGAACCAGTTGACTGAAATCCAATCATGATATTAGTCTCAGTGATTTGTGCTGGAGTTCTAAATTTATAGTAAACAGTCCAATTTGACTCAGAGCCAATAGGGGGCATTGTCATAGTTGACGTTGGACCAGTTATATTGACCTCCCCTACATTATTGGCCGTTCCAGATACAGAAAGAGAGTATAGACCCCAATGATTTGCTACAGCAGTTAAACCTGCAATAGACCCTCCAGTTCCAGTCAGAAGCCACCCTAAAACACCAATCACGTTGGACGTATTTGACCCTGAGAAAAAGGGCTCTATAACACACGATACTGTTATATCAGAGCAGTCTGCTATAACACCCCCCCCACCAGAAGGGGTAGCCCAAGTCGCATCCCCTCTCCAGAAGGTTGTACCGGAAGCACCGGTGCCTCCATTTAGATGCGCGACAGGCAGGTTTCCTATGATGCCTGTGCTCAATGGCAACCCTGTTATATTGGTTGCCACCCCACTAGCAGGTGTCCCTAATGCTGGAGCTACTAGAGTCTTATTGCTGAGTGTCTGCGTGGCTGCTATACCAGTCAGTGTGTCTGGAGCAGGTGGTAAAACTAACACTCCAGCACTAGTTCTGATTCCTGGTGTAGTGACGGTTGATCTTCCACTAGTAAACCCAATAGCATTAGTACCATCCCACCTGAATGACTGTCTGGTACATGAAGACGCAGTTGGATCTAGAACTCCGGCATCCAGCACGTTAGAGGGCCATACAAATGTCCTACTCCCAGTAGCATCCTGACAAATCTCAAAGCTGACATCCTGACCCTGTTGAGCATTAGTAGTCACTAACGTTGAACTAGTGACATTACCCGTAAGAGTGATCTTGAAGGCTTGTAGGTTAGTTAGAGACGTAATGGTGAATGTTGGCGTGGCAGAGAATGTCACAGTAGTATAGGATGGTGTGGCACCCGGACCAGCCGGGCCAGTAGGTCCAGCAGCCCCCCCTCCCCCTCCTCCTGGCATCTGCGTAATCTGCCCAAAAGCAGATATCCCAGTCAAAAGTGTAATGATTACTAGTCTCACTTATTGCCTCCAGCCGCTACCGGAGTTGGAGCGGGCTTCTTTGCCATAATTTCAGAGTTATCTGCCTGTTTCAAGGCCGCTTTGCCCAGATTGACCTTACCCTCAGCCTCCATACGATCATTCTTAGCTATCTCAGCAGGATCAATAAAGCCTTGAATAACAGCATCAGGATAGTATTTATCCATAAGGAACTGAGCCTCTTTCTCTCCAAGAGCCTCCATGAGCAGCCTAAATACCAGCTTTCTATCTGGTATGATACCCTCCGCACTGTGCCCCCCAAGCGTAGTGGCCATCACCACAGCTCTTACACGATCAGTCACATCACGAGTCACAATTGACGGGAACTTGACAGTGACTTTAATGCTGCCATTGGCTGGAGGCGTAATGATTACAGTCCTAGAGTCATCAAATGAGTCTCTAACAGTCTCCAATTTGTAGCCAGCCTGCCTAAGTACACCTTTTGGCGCTTGTGCCGACCACTCCATAAGCTTATTGCAGATCCGCATGATAACCGTAGCCCACATAGCCTGCCGCTGAATCATCTTCAGTTCCGTAGGTCGATCCAGAGTCGTACTAGTAGCAAAATTACCCACATCACTATCACCAAAGAAGTGCTCAGGCATATCAGCACCAGCAGCGACCATGCAACGAAGTGCTCTGGCTTCGTCTGGTGCAGTGGTAGATCCAGCAGTTTTAATAGGAGCGACATCTACTCCTCCCTGCAACATCATCCAGCTAGCAGTCTGTGGTGGAGGATTAGTATCCTTCATACTGCCAGACGTGATATTTGTATGTAGCTTACTCTTCGCTGCGGCCACGCCCTTCTTACCAGACAGATTGGACACCTTCATGGCCATCCGTCCGTAAGCCTCAATGATCTTAGCAAAGTTCTCTAGGAACCGCTTATAACTCCTAGCCCACGCAAACGCCGAATACAACTCTGGTAGGCCAAATCGCATCGTAGACAGACCGCCAGTATAAATATGAAGAACAGGATTATCCCACTGGACAGGCTTTCCCTGATACGTCTTAGGCTGACTGCTAGGCCGATAGTCAATGTCAGGATACATCTTGGCAGGAGTCTTATTCCCCTTATCATCAGTCTTCTCCCGCGTGAGATAATACCAAGGCTCCTTGCAGTCATCGGGATTATAGATAATGTCGGCCACATCATCCAACGGAAGCAGCCTCACCCTTGCTGCTCCCGTAGATTTGTTGCGGAAGAACACCAGGAACGTGTTGCCATCAATGCGCTGCTCACGCTCACGCTCAGGCCACGAGTCGCCGACAACTCTCTGGTTCTTGACATCCTTAAAGAAGGACTCTAGAACGCCGTCTGCAACCTTGTCCTCTGCCTCTATATTGACGCCAGATCCCCACACGTAAAGCTCTTGGAGTGTGACTGCCCTATGTATGAGGGGGTTGATGAGGTACATGACACGGCTGAGAGCCACTGCCTCTTTGACCGCATCCCGCTTGAAGTCCCAAGTACCAGCACTGTTCTGAAGGTCAACCCACTCCCGATCTTCAAGCCCAAGCTCGATCTGGGCTAGGTTAGCCTGCTCCTTGACCTGCTGACGGGCCAATTCGAGATTGTTGTGGAGAGTATCCATCTCCTGAATAGTCTCTCGCAGAGCCTCCCCGCCAAGGCCAGCCCCAGCTATCATTCCAGTGAATACGTCTGTGACCTTACGGAGGCTATTCATACTTGTAATGATTACACAATCAAGCTATGAGTTTTGGAAGAACCCAGAGTAGGATTCCAAGGATGGCAACTACAGTAATCAAAGCAATCAGGAAGTACTTCACTTTTAACCTTATTTATATGCGCGTGTGCGCGTGAGGACTAGCCTATGGCATGACTATATCACAGACTAGCCCTCATGTAGGGTATTTGCCCTACTTCTTACGTCCTACTGGGGCCGGAGGCTCGGCGGGAGGCTCGGCGGGTGGTTCAGTCTCGGCTGGCGTTCCCTTCTTAACCGCTTCAACGATTGCCGCAGTCTCAGCCTTAGTATCGGTTACAAGCTGCCTGAGAGCAGCCTCATCGTCAGCCTTGGCCTCGACTTTGGCCAAGAACTCCTCAAACATAGCCACCAGACTCTTGGTGACTGTGTTGTTCTCAGTTGCGGCGTCAATTACATCCTGCACGTCTTTAGAAACCATGTCAAATCTCCTCTCAATATCTGCCCACATCTGGTCAAGTCTGGCCTTCAGTTGGGTGTTAGCTGCCCTCAACTGCATCACATCAGCAATAACCGTCTTCAGGTTATTGTCGATCCGTTTCAGTATTACATCATCAACAACTCCTCCCCCGCGCTCCCCCATGAAGATTCTCTTGATGAGCCGTAGGAAGTCGAAGTCGAAGCGATGGTTGACGTATATCTCTCTCATTACACCTCTAATTATAGGCACAGTACGGTACTAGGGACAACACAGTACCCAAATGCAAGCGCTTATAAACAGGGTAGGACCCATGCAGTTGGCTACATTGACCGTAATCATTACAGGTTGTACGCCTAATATGGGCTAATTATCATATCCTCATCATTGAACAGGATGCCCTCCTCCTCAGACGGATCATCGGCAATAGAGTCTAGGAAGGATATGAGATAGCGCACGTTGTCGCACCCATGGTTGTCCTTATCCAGGGGGATCTCATCCTTCTTACTATTGACAACTTTGTTGATGCGGTCGTCCCAGGCGTACCCTTCAAACTCCTCCTGAGTGTTATACGGTCTGCCCGCATCCTTTAACTCAGCGTCCTCCTCATATAGAGAGTCTCTAAGAATAAAGAATCCCGGACCGTTATCCCACTTCTCCTCTTTCAGTAATCTGGCCTGAACAGCCTGTATTCCAGGCTGAATTAACTTGAAAGCCGGAAGAGTCACATATCCGGTATGACGTTCAAATGTGGCTCGACCCTCGGCGTCATGGTCACAGATGATTGCTACCGGCCCCGGCAGCCCCTCATTCAAGTCCATGATGATCCTGGCGTGATCCTCCACAATCCGCTTAGTCTGGAATATCTGACGATTAAGGTAGATTACACCATTTGGGGCTTGTATATAGTCACACCAAACAAACGGATGCGTAAACCCAAAATCTATGGCCCAATAGTGAGGCCAGTCCACCCAGTCAAGAGGTAACTCATGCCTAGAGATTAAATGTAAGTGTGGGTCCCAGTGGTCATACACAACCCCCTCAGCAGCAGCCCATTCTCCTAAATACAGACGTTTGTAGCGAACTCCGCTCAAACGCTGTAATTTTTTCATATAGGCTTCACCCTCAACTGTCCACCGATTCAAAGAGTGGCTGTAAAACTTGGGATTATCCTCATGTGTGGACTTCAAATGCCTCAAAAGACCCTTTTCTGCCCTAACTTTGAGCCAATGGGTCGGTTTATCGGGGTTACAGTCACCAATTAGCTGCTGGAATGGCACTTTCCCGGCCCTGATACATGCAGTACAGATTTCCCAATCATTCTCTGTAACCTCAGTGGCCTCCTGTATGTAGCCTCCATCCCACTCAGACGAGTTTAGCCGATCCACATCGTCTAAGCCGATCACTGCAAGCTCTGAGCCATTCGGATAGTAGAATATCTGATCCTGCTTGTGAAAATGGACTTTATCCGCTGGCTTGAGTACAGTCTGCTGGAACATCTTCAAACAGGAGTTAGTCATGCTCGTTCTAGTCTTACGAGACATGAAGAACCGTGCTCCAGGCACTTTGGATAGGATTAGATGATGTTTGTGGAGCACAGAGAGGCTCTTTCCAGTGCCTTTCGGTCCTGCAATCAACACCTCATCATCCTTGATGCTAAAAAGCTCCTTACTAGCGCCATGAGGATGGTATCTGATCTTGGCCCCAGACCCTCTAAGTAGACTAGGATCGCTGTGTGGCTTCTCTACCTCAGGTTTGTAGCCCATTAGCTCACCACATCATCAGGATCAATACCCACATATTCCCTAATAGCCGTGATCTCATGCTTCTTAGTCTCAGGCACGTCCAGAGCTAACAGCTTGGCCCTCCTAGCCTCCACACTGAGCACCATCATTGCCGCTCCTAGATTAGCTCCAGGAATACCCACCCCCGGCGCTGCCATGGGCATGTACTGAGACAGGAGCTTATCCAACCTCTCCACTTGCAACTGACGATGCTCCTCGATAGTCTCATTAGTCTTCTCTATCGAGAAATTGAGGGCCTCTACTATCAGATTGCGGGCCTGATCCAAGCCAATCTGCATAGTGTCTGCAATCTGCTTGATTGTGTACCCATCTCGCCTCAGTTCGACGGCCTGATACCTCTTCTCGATGATCTCCACAGCCTTAGCATCATGGACGAACCTCCGTCTCTGGATATGAGTGTCCCCTCTGCCTCTAGGCTTCAGAGCAGTTATCGGATGCACCTGCTTAGGCTCAGGTATGGTCCCTCGCTTAACCCTCGGCACTCTCTCCTTCTTAGTCATAGGTCCTCTCTCCTGTAATTATTACACCGCCCATAGCACAATTGCAACTACAATAGAGGAGATCCCCCTGGCTACCTCTCTACAGGGGTCCGTCTCCCTACAGAGTATAGGGTAGATGTAATAAAAAAGGCCAGCCCGATAACCTGGACTGGCCCGCAACCCAATAGAAGAATCATCCAACGACACCCACATTATAACATCAATTTATCTACAAACACTACACACTAGTACTAAAGTACTATCCTAATACCCCCATTCGCGATATCATTATTTTATACGTGCGCGCGTTAGTACTTATCTGTACCCCTCTCAGAGGAGAGTACTGTACTGAATATCACCACGTGGCACAAGTTTAGTACTTGACTTCCCCAGCTATACACCTCATACTAGCTAGGCCATGCAATTCACACACACAATCTGCCCTGGTTGCCGTCATTTGGCCAACCTTGAGGCCGAACTATGCGTGATCTGCGGCACAATCCTGGTCACCGCAGAGCCTCCTATCATCCAGCCCAAGCTGTTCCTAGTCAAGAAGTCGCCACGAACTCAAGAAGTCAGATGTAATGATTACCTGAGGGCGTGATAGACAGGCGCTACCTAGCGTAATACTGTATTCTCACTATTGCTCCTTCGGAGCAATCACGTTCGAATAGATTGGGCGACTGCTCTGCGCTACAGTGGAAGAGGAGGTAGTATGCAGACACAACCAGTTCCACAGCAAGCCTTTGGCCTAACGTCCATCTTTGTATACCTGAACATCGCGATGGCCATAGCTTCATCTGTCACCAACATCATAGCTGAGTTCAATGATCCAGTAGAAACGTCAGGGGAGGATCTAGCTGTCTATATCGCCCCTATCCTTATGGCCATCAACCAAGCCTTCCCTCGCGTCCGCATCAGCAATGAGGTAGTCCTACAGTGCTGTGAGGCCATAGCGGAGATCATGAATGACAGACGGAAGGTGGTAGTTCCTGTAGCACCAGCCAAGAAAGGGTAATATACTAAAGATATGAAGAAAAATAAGGATCTCACTCAGGACGATGCTCCGGCTGATGTCCTCGATCTGACAGAAGAACAGGAAACTCAACTTCAAAAGTTCAATCGGGCTGTGGAAGACTGGATGTCTAACGCAGAGCACGACTACTACAACAACGTCCCACCCCGTCCGCTGCCAGCCGTACCAGAACTACTGGACGAAACAGGCAGTAGATATGGGGCCTTTCTCGTTCCGACCAAGAAGCTGCCATTCCGCTATCAGAAGGTGACCTTGCCCAACGGTAAGACTTACCTTGCTATCGTGCTCCTGCCAGTAGAACTACCCCGCTAACGCAGAAAGGCCGGTCAGCGTCCTGTTGACCGGCCCTCCCAATATGTTGAATGGTGTAGTGTAGCCTTATAGAAAGTGTAATTCTTACATCTGACTCCCTCTCCTTGTAGGGTAAAGACCGTAAGCCATTCGGTATGGCCTCCCCCCACCCCCACCCAACCTGCCTTTATTATAATACTTATTTGTTGATTTGTCAAGTGGCAATTGAGACTAAGTGTGATATATACCACATATGTAATCATTACACTTTATAGGCTGATGTAGGCTATGACAGGCGGCTAATCTGGGCTGCTGTGGCTAGTCTCGCGATTTATCGCGAGATGAAGGGGAGGTGTGGCAGGTCAGGGTCGCCCAATCACAGAGCAGTCGCCGAGACCTACATCAAAACATAAACTGGTATGTGGATTCAATCTATGTCTGGTTCAGCGGCTTCAATGAACGAGCCTAAGAATATGTGTGGATTTAGACTGAGCGCACAACTACAGTCTCCCACCCTCGCCCGCCCGATCGCCATCATACTATCTCTTTTGTTGTCCTGTCAATAAGGTCTTTAGCCTATGTAATGATTACGGTCTGCGGCTACTGCTCTGGCTAGGCAGGCTCCCCCCGTCGGCGTGCCTTCAGATCAGATAGATCCTCGCTTCGCTCGGATCATATCTGATCTTCCAGCCGCCTCCTCCTTCCGCTTTAGACCGTCTGTCAAGGTAAGTACCTAACAACCTATTACTGGATCTTCTCGTAATCATTACAACTTTCTTGTATGGGGGTTTGCCGTAATGCAACCTCCCCGCCCTATCTTTGGGGTAAATTATGCCCCCACCTACTGCTTTCTAACGAGATCCCCCCACCGGCCAGCACACAGGAGTCCCATTCCGCTCGGCAGTGACTCCTAAACAACCTATTAGCGACGATTACAGACTGCTAGTAGTGTCCTTCGGTTGAGACTGGCACTATACACCTCACCTATACTACAAGGATAGTAACAGGAGACATTGATACCTAGTCCGACTATGAATGTACATTGTCCATAGTGATTGCAAATTCTGCATGAATCACCATATAGAAGTTACCTTGATGTAATGTGATGGTTTAACTATTCGTAATGATTACAGACTACCCCAGCATGAGTGCGCCATTAGAATCAGCACGGGGGTTCCTGGGGGTTCCTCGGTTAGACTTTGGCAACCAAGATGCTATATACAAGGCGTCTGGCAATCAAGCGGACACTAGCAGGACCAAAGTAACGCGACTAGCCGATACGGTAAACCGGCCATACAGGATTGAGAGTATGGTCACCACTTGCTAAGGTGGTACAGGGTGTTCACTGGTAAACCCGTAAAGTAGTGAGACGGCGGAGGATATAGGGTAAGTAGTGCGCTCAGTAGACTGCATAGTGTCCTTACGTTCGATACGTAAGGATAATCTGGAACTGCGGTAATACAAGTCGGCACGGTACCCTATCACGCGTGAGCAGTATCGGCATAGACGTGCCGTACGCTATCACATACAGGTGAAACACTGAGTCCATAGCACGATAAGCACTGGGACGTTATCTACGTTAAGGTGTCTGAAGGAGTGGGACTGTGGTATGTGGTAGCAAGTGATCTAGCCTAAGGGCAGGTATCCTCCTTACAAGCATCCAATCATCACGTATAGCAAGCAAGTTCTTATCCTGAATCATTGTACCTTCGGGTCTTACCGCGCTGATAACGCGGGGATTCAGTGATCCCAAACTAATGTGGGCTAAAGCTAGACTCCTTACCTAAGCGTATACGTGGCTTATGAATGATTGGAGTGATCGTATCCTAAGCACGTCATAACCTAACGTCTTTCCCAAGGGAATCGAGACGGCCAAATCTCATATCGTTCGCATGGAGACATGCACGGTATGGGGCTTTTTGGTATTGGCGCGTTTAGGTGCCTCACTAGACTGCCTAACACCCTACGGATTTAGACAGCCTAGTGAGGTAAAAACACGATGAATCTACTAAGAGATTGCCCAAGCTGCATAGATCCTACTAGTCTGACATTAACAACCCCTGTAGTATTGGTTGCTATTGTCAGTCTGTTAGTCATGGTCTATTTGTTGGGCAGAGTAAAGTAAACAGATAGTGAGACTAGGCTAACGATAGCCTAGCAATGCAGCATGGCGTACTGCATCCTAGATCACGCCAAGGGAGATTGATATGGTAATCATTACAGTTTTTGGGCTAATCATGCTGGCGGTAGCTTATGGGCTATCGAGCATGTTAAGGAGTTTAGCGCGATGATGGCGCTAAGCACGGCGAAACGGGTGATAGCGCGGTATGGTGAGGTTCAACCTGATGATACCGACGCTATCAAGACCCTAATCTTGCAGGCTAAGAGCAAGATCGCAGTCAACGCGCCTATCCTCCCTGTGCGCGATTCCAGGGTTACTGGATTATGCGGCATGGTGAGCGATAAGGTATTGTCTTTGCCTTATGTCCACCCACTACAGGGTATCAAGCAGAATCCAGCTAGACTGCGGGTGAGCAAGTGATACCGCTAATCCTAGCTGGAATCGGCGCATTGACACTAGCCATGTACGCTCTGATATTTGCCAACTATGAGATTGGCAGGTGGAATGAGCGAGTACGGGCTAAACGCAACGTAAGGGCCGCATACGCTCTGATTAAACGCAGTTAGTCTACGCCATGCCGCTAGCGATAGTGTGCATGGTAGGAGATTAAACGCTATGTACAGATTAGAAGTTAACGGTGTTTTTATTGGCTACACATTCGGGGCTGAACATGAAATTGTGGATCACAAAGACTTGGGGATTCAGCATAAGTTCAGCTTCGGTGACTGGAAGTCTGTCTCTATCTGGCAAGTAGATGGATTACAGATCATAGATTGTGTGGCAGTCAATAACGCTGAGTAGTCCGCTAGCAGTGCCTTGACGGTGTAATCGTTACGCTTTTGAGGTACCTGCAATGAGGATTATTGCCTTAAGGAAAGGGGAATATATGAAACCAGACGGATGTATTGCTATCGTCAGCACAATGCATGGAAGATATCGGTACTATGCTGCTGTGCGGTATGTGTCTCGATCTCGCAAGGATGGAGTGCGTATATGGGCAAGGGTTGGGGTACTAGTTGAGTATACTTCTCACTGCAAGGTACTAAGGGAAGCTGAAGAATTATCTAAAACCTATGGACTGCCCCTATTGCCAGACGTGCGGCATAATGCTGTGATCTGAAGTAGTCCGCGCCATGCCGATGTAATGATTGTGCTTGGTAGAGGTACTGCTTATGAGATTTGAAGGTATTAGTCTATCACCCGAACTGTTTCAACGGGCTATGACACATCGTAGTGCCAGCAGACAGAACAATGAGCAGTTAGAGCTATTAGGCGATGCTGTACTGTCGCTAGTGCTCATTGATTATCTGCTGGTATGGTATCCGAATGCGCCAGAAGGCCAGTTATGCAAGGCAAAGACTAGGTACTGCAATGGTGAGTATCTGGTGCAATGTGCTAAGAAGCTGGATCTAGGCAGTCGTCTGGTACTGAGTCGCAGTGAAGAGGCCAGCGGTGGAGCGTATAAGGCCAGCATTCTGGAGGACGCTATGGAGGCTCTCATCGGCGCGGTATTCCAGGAAGGTGGTTTGGATGCGGCACGGAAATTCATTGGTCGGTATGTGATGGGTAATAAGCCATTCACGCTGTAATCGCTAGCATGTGTCTTGTTTAGGCACATGCCATGAGGTAACAGCAATGAACTACTTAGACGATTGCTACGATTGTGAGGATGACGATTACTACGATTATGAGGATGACGATTACTACGATTATGAGGATATCGACAGAGAGGATATGCTCAAGTTCGCTCAGCCGGGCGGTAATAGTGCGCTGATGGCTGCAAGCAAGTCGAATCCGCGTAACCTGCCCTGCCCTACGTGTGGCGCAAAGAACGTGCTAACGCCAGCAGACAGATCAAGAGGCTATCAGTGTGATAGCTGTGCAGATCAGGCCGAACGCGGCTACTGACCACTAGGCCGAATTGTAACGATTACAGTTCGGCTCATGAGGTATCGACTATGGTAGACGTGTTAGGTGGAATGGAAACTACAGTCAAGCGCAACATACTCAAGTATGCCGCTGGCCGGACGATGTTCTGTCCCGGCTGTCAGACGATCATGGACTGCAAGCGTACAGTGACGTGGGACCTACTCAAAGAGGACAAGCTACTCATGAGTAAGGTTCTCTGTACTGCCTGCTATGACTCAAAGATAGCCGGTAACGCGGCCATTGCTGAGGCCGTGACGAGTAAGGGCCTGACAGTGGAAGTCACTGACGGTCGCGTACTGTGGCCTTCACGTAAGAAGTAATCTCTAGGCCGTATTCAATCGAGTGCGGCTCATGAGGTAAATGGAATGATTACACTTCGAAGATGGTCTGACCTGGAGAAGTACGGTATCGAGGTACTGACAGGTGAGGCTTGCGCGTATGGCTACAGACTACTGTGCGACGTGACAACAGATGGTGAGGCGTTGATTAAGGAAGCTCTTGGAGTGCCTAATATCACGCTAGCGCCTGCATGGAGCTCAAAAGGCATTGGTAGTGTCATGCTGTCTAGGGCCATGTTTGAGACTCTGGCCATATTCGCCTGCTGGAAGGCCAACTGCAAACAGGTGTTTGTGATGTATGACGACTCTGTTTGTGGTGTTGAGGCAGACGATAAGGACGAGGACGTACAGAGCTTCGTCACGTTCAGTCAGGGCAGATACTGCGAAGAGTGCCATCGTTACGGTGCTGGCGGTGGCATTAATCTGACGTATCGCAATCCTGGATACAGCAGGAACGTGCATCAGATGTCAGGACGCACGACATAGCCGCTAGCTGGCCTTCAGTCGAGGGCTAGCACTGAGGTATGACTATGAAAGCTGAGATACAGATGAGATGTGCTCAGGCTGAGTTCCTAAAGACTCTGGAAGCCTTGATTGAGGAGGCCAGAGGCAATGAGAATGGCCTGCATGAGCCCAACTACTGGAAAGAGCGTAAGGATGCTTTCCTAGAAGTCAGGCAACTGTGGCGAGAGACGATAGGAGGCTAACATGCTAAGACTCAGTATCTTTATGCTAGATCGGCCTGTCAAGATGATCCTCAGCGGGCAGGTTGAAATGTTCGCCAATGGTGAGCTTACTACCATCACGGCTACAGACTTCTACATGAGCTTTGATCCTACAGAGAGTCTGGCTTTGTACGCAGAAACAATCAGTTAAATCACTAGCAGGCTCTCAGGGGCCTGTCATGAGGTATGACTATGGTTACAAAAGAGCAAGCGATTAAAGGCCGTGAGTTCCATATCGGGGAATGCACTCGGTATCAAGGCGCACGTGGAGGCACTAGGGAACACGTCACTGAGCGTTGGAGGGCCAATGGCCGATGTAAGACATGGAAGCGTGATCCTAACGCCTTCATGCTGCCTATCAAGCATGGCCTGAAGTCCTACGCCTACTTGAATGAGGCCAACGCTCACCTGTTCCATGCACTAGAGGATTGCCCGCTGAATGATCCGGCATACAGGACAGGGGCGGAAATCGTCAAGGCAAGCTGAGTGATCCTAACCCGTAATCATTACATGGTTGCGGGGGATGGAGGCACTATATGCATGCAATAACGCACTATGGTAAGGCTATCGGCACTGACGGCCTTATCACAGATGTAGAGGGCACGCCACTCAAGGCTGATGATGCTGACGCCTATAACAAGGCTGTTGAAGCACAGCAGATTGAATGGCTCAAGACGGCTCCAGACAAGGTGACTCTGTATGTCAAGCATGAAGGCTGGCAGGGAGTCAAGCCCAACAAACTCTGGAGTCATTCTGGATACATAACCACATGGCCAGGAACTATACTCTGCCACGCTTGGATTGGCAGTGAGGTATCAGGGGGCCTATATGGGAATGCTAAGAAAGCATCAGTAGACTGCCTGATATTTGGTGTGCGATATGTGGGCTGGTATTACTGCTCCAGTGGCGATTATTGCATACTCCGCAAGGCCAAACGGCAGTAGCTTACTACCCTATCTCACATTTGGGATAGGGCGTGGAGGCACAAACGAAAATGACGAATATTGTAGCGGTGGTGAAGGGGAACACCCTCACATTGACGGTTGACTTGAGCAAGCGATACGGCAGATCTGCATCAGGTAAGTCTGTCACCGTCGCCAGCACTGGAGGCAATCAAAGCGTGGAGGGCCATCCTGACATTAAGATGGGTGTGAACGTCTACACCAAGGGGGAATAGATACAACTAGGCCATGTTATGAGCGTGGCCAGTGAGGTAACTATGACACAAAAGTATCTGATAGCCCTGGCTGAGGCACTGTACAAATCAAGGCCCTATGGCCATACTAAGGCCGCTAAGATCCAATGGGCTGCTGACGTTATGGCTGTAGCTGACGTGGCAGAGGCTCACAACGAACGATTCAAACGGGGTGTGTTCCTGAAGGCTTGTGGCCTAGCGTTTGATGCGTAACCAGTCTAGCCCTCATCACGGTGGGGGTCATGCCCGGTTAGTGAATGTAATCATTACTCACGTGTGATATACTTCCACGCATGTACACTTTACCGGCCCTAGTTTGTTCCTCGTGTGGTCAAGCTATCATGCGGCCATACGCTTCAAAAGAGTTTAGAGCCACTACCTCTGCGGAGTATAAGGCATGGAAGGCTATGAGAGCCAGATGTCTAAGCGTTCGCAGGTGGGACTATCCCTTATATGGGGGCAGGGGTATTACATTTGACCCTGAGTGGAATGATTTTGCAAAGTTCTATGAGTACATGGGGCCGAAACCTTCTAAAGCTCACTCATTAGAGAGGCTGGATAGGGACGCGCACTATGAACCTGGAAACGTGGTGTGGGCCGACCACAAGCAACAAAACCGGAACACACGACGGAATAGGATGCTAACGATGCAAGGTGAAACTAGATGCCTTGCGGAATGGGCAGAGATAAAGGGAATCAACTCGGATGTAGTACACAGCCGACTAAGGCGGGGCTGGAGCGTTGAGAATGCATTGACTATCCAACCTCGACATAAGGCAAAACATGAATACTAAACGGACCAATTTGGTCACGGCATCACGACAATGGTCAGTGAGGCCAGCAGATGAGCGGTTCTGGACGCTACAAGAGCTATTCGACAGAAGCCGACTGTACGCTGAAGAGACAGTAGTGAAGCCAGTGGCATTAAGCCAGTGTGAGATTCAACCCTACAACGGTGAGGATCTAGCTCTGGTGGGGCCACAAGGCAAGCCTGCTACCTTCCAGCATTACAGCTTCGGTCAGTTGTGTGGTGTGGCTAAAGCGCCTGCCGCGTATCTGCGGGAACTTCCTGCATCACTGGCATCGGCCAATCTCAACCACGGCTTGAGGCAAATCGACGGTGAACAGATGTTGATGTTTCATCGCAACGGTGGGCTTCAGTTGAGATGTGTGACCTCAGACAAGTACCAGCGAATCTGGAACTATGAGGTTGCAGAGATGGCCTTGGCCCTTCAAGAGAACTCCGGTTGGGTCATTCCACCGGCGCGGCCATGCGGTATGCCAGACGTACCCGTTCGCAAGGCTACACAAGCGGACGTACTACGTAACAGCGCACATCCGACTCTTGGAATCCGAGTGGGGGACGATATCAGTCCCTCTGGCCTGTATGTCTCAGATCATGACTGCTTTATCTTCCAAGTCAACGAGAACGCTTCGATTGATGGGGGAGACGGAGAGCAGTTGTATCGCGGGGTGTTCTGGTCAAATTCGGAGTGTGGTGAATCGAAGTTCA